CTTTTTAGCCAATGACCAATTTTCTTTGTCACTAGTTTTACGTAGTTGTTGTGCAAATTCAACAATTGGATCTTTTTCACCAAAGTTAGTCAATGACAACATGGTTTTGTTTCCAATACCATAATGGAACATTACTTCTTTGAATGGATTTGATTTGTTGAACTTAGACGGAACAATACGAATCACTGATTTGCCTACTGGTGGTACCCAGAAATTTTTAGCGCGGTCGTCATTTTTAGCGCCGCCCTTGCCTTTGTTTTGCAACGATTGCATACGTTGTTTGATAGCTTGTAAATCCATAACTAATTATTGTTTTTTAAATATACGGTAAATATAGCATCAGAAATGCTGAAGGCCAAACTTAGAGATTAACTATCTTATAAATAGTTGTTTCTAGTTTGCGAAGATCTGGACCATTTGTTAATAAGATAGTATTCTTATAGTCGGCCCATTCAATTTTGTAATTAGGATCAGCATAACCATTGTTCAATGTTTTGATTAAAGTATTCAAAGCATTGATTGTATATAATGAGTTTGACTCTTTCTTACGATGTAATAATATAGTATTTGGTAATACAGAAGTTGTACTCATATTACCTGGATCGATATTATATGTGCATATAAATTCATCACTATCTTTAGACTCTAAAACAAAAATTTTATTGAATAAAATAGTGTAACGAGATGTGATAGTCTCAATTGTTTTTTCTATGTCTTCCTTCTTTGAGAAGGTTGCGAATAACTTGTTTGCCAATTCCTCTATTGTTAAATTCCATGTCATAAATATGTTATTTTTTTATTAAAGCACCATAGTTCTCGCCAATACTCATACGTGTTGGGAATCCATCAGCCTCTAATTCTTGTTTAATTTTTGGTAATAATGTTTTAATGTCTTCTTTAGCCACGTCCAATAGAATTGAATCGTATGTATATAATACTATTTTAGTTTTCTTACCATCTAATAATTTTAATACACGATCTAATGTTAATGTATTATAATATGTTTCGTATGCCTGGATTAGATAACTTAATATTTTATTTTTATTTGGATTTTCTATTCTATTTTTATAGATATTAGTTCCCCATGGTAATTTTAGTCTATTTGTAGAGTTAAATTCTTCCCACTGGCTTTCTAACCATTTACTTAATTTAGCAAAAAATGGAAACCATGCATATTCGTCTCTAATACCACCATATAAATTTTGAAACATTATTTCTTTAGGCACTTCATCATATGGATCAACTTCAAATTCATAACCTATTGCTTTACCAATTATACGGGGGTGGTAAGCACTATAATCAAATTCAACAAACATATAATTATTTGGTTCAAATGACTCACGTGCGTCGCCCTTAGGTAAAGCGGCGTAATTAACGCCATTAAAGGCGTTTGACGGGCGATAAGTTAAATTATATAGATTATATTGAGTAAAAACTGTATTCCCGTAAATCGAATTATCTTTCCAAGTAGTTTCAAAATGTTTATTAAACTTACGTGGATCAATGCCTATACCATTTTTTTCAATCTGATGGAATACATTAGTAAAATTATAATTTAAAAATGTACTAGCTACTTGCCATTTAGAAATCATTCCTCTTTCTTTTATATTCCGATATATTTTTTCCCATTTCTCATAATGTTTAGATATAGGGATAAGTGTACTTAACTCTTGTATATAATATTTTTCACGATTAAAATCAGTGTGTACTTTAGTATCAAATTGTGATTCATCTATGTAACTATAAAAATTTATATCAATTAAATTATGTCCTGGTAGAAAATATAAGTGAAATTTCTTATCTAAAACATAAACAGTATTAATACTAGATATAAATTCCTTAACTGTTTCCCAATCTAATTTAAATGCTTCACTATGGTCGATAGGTAAAATATAACCTTTTTCTCCATCATTATAATATACTAAACATGGTTTAGTTAAAGACGGATGACGATTATCATTTGTAGTAATGATATTAACAAAACATTTATCATGTTCTGGTTTGCCTAGATAATCTAGTTGTTCTTTTGTCTCTACTATATAAAACATAACCTTAATTATGCTTTAAATATAGTAAGGTTAGCTTGGCTTACCAAACTGAAGAAGATCTGTCAAATATAAAGACAGATTAGGCATAGTTTTTTCAGCTTCAGATAATGATCTTTTATTACTGTCTATAATACCAGATAATATTCTAATATTGTCTCTATAAACATCATATAATGGACCTGTAAGTTTCCAAACTAAATTTATTGATTTATATAATACCTTAGCATCACCATCTTGAATAACAGATATATATTTATCAGACTTAACTTCAATAAAGTCATTTATTTGAGAACTAATAGTTGGTTTTAATATAAAACGAATCATAAAACCATTATTATAATCTGTATTTGTTGGTTGAATAAAGTCAGGTATTACAACTAATGGAGGTAAGGTTTTAGGATTCAATGAGGCATATTTACTATCAAAAACAATATTAGAACTTGTAGAAGAAGTTGGATTTCTTCTTAGTAACTCAACACTATTACTTGTATATGTTTTACCTGTATAAGCATTATTATTTTTATCAACAAAGTAAAATCCAACATATGGTTGAAGATTTGATCTAAGAATAAAGTCTCCACCATTGGTGTAATCACTAAATAATATATTTGAAATAGGTATATACATTTTTAATGGATTGCTGAGAATACTTTATTAGAATTACCAATATCACCAGCTACTGGTTTTAACTCAACAGGTACTGAATCAAAATAATCTCCTGCTCCTGATGAATTTTCACATATATATCGATAACATTGATTAAATACATCTATATTAGATAATGGTTGTTTATAATTATAAACAGCCTGACCATTTTTATCTTTAGTTTCTTCAAAGAAGAAAGTAAGAGGTTTAATATTAAAATACTTAGCTGAGTTAGGATCACCATTCCAAGAAGTTGTTTTTGAGCCATCCTTAATATAAGAAACATATTCTGGGCTACGTAACATAAAGTTATCCTTTAAAAGTAAAGGTATAGGATTACCTATAGCTTTACGAACATCTATTTTGCTATTAGTTTCTGATAATCGTACTGGATATGATATAAATTTGTTAATTACCTCTTCTAGAGTAGGGAAAGGTACATTAACTACTTGTCCTGTTGATAATTCATATACTGCTCTAACTGAATTATGGAGAGCTTTATCTGAAGCTAGAGCTTCAATAAGTTTAAGTTTATCAGGATCATTTTTATATCTTGTTTTAGCTCTTGGATACCAAACTTTATCAAAATATTCTTGAATATTTGGTGATACCATATACCCAAATTTGCCACTATATTCATTATTTCCAATCACAATTGGATTAATACCAAAAACTTCCTTTTCAAATCCTTTTTCTACACTATCTATTTCATAACCTCCAGCTTCATATGTTCCCGCTCGGTCTGGAACTTTTTGATACATAAAATCATATGTTCTATATGGACTTGTAAAAAATCTAACAGCAGCATCATTACCATATTCATTAGTTTCTCCAATCTTTTTTGGAAAAGGATAATAAACACCAGCTGTATTTTCATAATAAGCAGCCATAGCTTCTCTAGATGTTGTTTTTCCAAAAGGTTTAGTGTCTTTAGGGTTATATGCTTTATTATATGATTGATTTTTTATAATATCATAGAAATTAGTATATATATTGGTCATATAATCAGCAACAACATTCCATAAAATAATATTTTTTTCTCTTGTTTGTTTAACTTGTTGTAAAACAGCTAGTGCTGAACCACCTAATTCATCTTTCTTTACTGCTGGTTTTGGTATTTTCTCATTATCCAATAAACAAATTTGAGTTTTTATAGAAGTTATCCAATCATTATTTTGTAAAGAATGTGATAATCCTGTAATAATAAAACCAATATTACTTTGATGATATCTAGATGGTAATATACTAGTATCAACTTTGAAAATTTGCCCTTGAACTAATCCTGATATTCCATCTAATACTATTTCTAATTCAAATGGTATAATAGCTTTAAAGTCTAAATCATCTCTATCAGCTTGAAGTAGGACAGTTTTTTGTAAAGAAGCAGCATTAGATACTTCTTCAGGAGTAGGATATATAATAGAATTTAAACCACCACCTGATGATGCTGGGGTACCTAGACATTTTAGTCCTAAATAGTTTCGTAATGATAGTAGGTTACCAAATGAACTTTTTATTCTATCTGTAGCTGTGGTTTTAGAACTAGCGCTATCATCGTATATAACTTTATCAACTAATATTCTATCTCTTAATCCTTTATTAAGTTGATTCTGTGTTGATGAGTATATATCACCAATATTAGCTTTACTTTGAGCTGCTATAGCTATCATACTTGATTGTGACTCAAAAATACGAGATGTTATTTTAACATCACGACATACACTTTTTAATCCTAATAAATCAAGGGTATATTTTTTACTACCTGCTCCTCTTTCTAAATACTTAACATCAATTATTTGAATAGTACTTTTAGTAGTATGTAATTGAAAATCATTTACACCACCTAAAGATATTGATACTTGATTTAATAAATCTTTTAAAAAATCAATAACAGACACATCAGAATTATTTCCGCCTTTATTTCTGTATAAGTCAAGTATTTTAGGTATTGATATAAAAATATTCCCAATTCGGCCTAAATTATTACCTGATAGAAACTGTTCATCAGTGACATCTGTATCAGCTGTATTTGAAGTAAGTGTTGAAAATGAGTTTAATGTTTTTGGAAAAGCACCATCACTTCTATCTGTTATCCATGTAGCTTGATCATTATATATAATACATGTTGTTGGATCAATTGATACAGAATCTGCTCCCGCTAAACATGGAGTATTTTTTGGTATTAAAATCTGAGATATTATTTTATTATTTTGGTCTTTAAAATTAAAATACAAATTTATAATGGATATAAGCACATCCATTTGTATATATTCAATACCAATACCATCAACATTACCTTCAGTTAGTAGGATTTTACCATAGTCTTTTGAACTTATTTTTGACTGTAATTCTGTTGAATAGTTTTTACCATTGTAGTCTTTTAAAGCAACTTTAGTTAATCTTGTATTTAAATCATTTAAAAGATCATCTTTAGTTTCTTGTCTAACAGGAGATGAACCTGTAGCGAATTGACCAGCTTGTCCAGCTAAACCTGGATCAGCACTTAATTCACCTTCATTAATTAATGCTGAATAATTTAGCATTACATTTTCAAATAATGATAAAGGTGGAGCATTCACATTAGTTTTGCTTGTAAAAGAAGGACCATTACTATTTAATTTTAAAGTTGAAATAACTTCACCTCTAGATATTAATACTGTTGTACATTCAAATCCACCATTAGGCATTAATTGCCATGAAAAGTTTTTTACATAACCTAACATAGCATCATAATTAGCATAAGTTTTATCATGTAAAGTATCTATTTTACTATATATTACTTCATCAGAAGTATCATCTCCTTTAGGTTGTAAAATATCTTTATCATAAAAAATATCAATAGTAGGATTAAGAAAATTTTCTATTTTAATATTATCTAAATTAGAAGAGTTTAAATATTGAGACCACCCCCATTCAAGCAAAACAGAGTAACCTGTTCTCATATATAATAACTCTAACTCTTCTAATTGGTGTTTATCCCAAGCGTAAAACTTAATAGTAGCTTCTCTTAATGAACCATAAGCTGATTTGTTATTAACTTGAACAGAAGTTATACCAGGCATTGGTCTATAACCAAGCGGTCTGTCTCCTCCAATATCAAGATCAGAAGCATAAATTGATCCTCTTTGACCAACTCCTGATCTTAAAGTAAATTTATTTGGTTGATTTGGATCTTCAAATAATGTACCTCCTTCTAATATATATTTTCTAGCTAGATCACTACCAAAATATGTTTTACTACCAATTTTTAATCCTGCGTTGACTACTTTACCACCTTTTTCAACAGGATTAACAATATCAACAAATGATTGCATTTTTACCCAGGCGTTTTTTCCTGTGGTAAATCTTAAAAAATTATCTTTTCTAGGAGTGATGCCAGCGTTATATATATCATTTCCTTTAGCATCTACAACACCTGTGTTACCCCATTGGGAAACAACTCGTTTGCGAGCTTCTAATTGGTTTTGTACAAAAGGATGTAATGTATCTTTAAATATAGACATAACAAAATTAACTATTTAGATTTTCTAAATTTCTAAGTATTTCAACATCAAATATAGGTATTCTTAGTTGATAACCCAAAGGTGGGTATAAACTATCTTTAGGTAAATCTGGATTAGCATACGATATAATCCACCATAATGTTGAATCATTATAGAACTGAAATGCTAAATTATCTAAACGATCTCCATATTGAGTTATGATATATGAATCATTTATAGATAGTGGGATTTCTGGATATCGAGTTGATGAACGATATCTAGGTTTAGATGTTGACTGAATAATCTCATTAAATTCATAGCGATCCATGATAATAAATATTAACCTTTATTAGAGTTTTATTTGACTATTTAGAGCCACGCAGAACAGCATCAAATATGTTCCTAAATGATTTAGGATCATTTGGATCTTTGAATGGTATAACAACATTATTTTTCTGTGGGAATATATTAAAAGAAGGGGATGTATTAGGTGTATTATTAGCGGATGCTGCTAAAACACCTACAGTATTACTAGTTGTAGCTGGTACAGCAGGTCTATTACTAGTAGTTGATGTTGAGTTAGCAGATGCCCCATTTTGATTTTGTTGTTGTTGCTGTTGTTGTTGTTGCTGTTGTTGTTGTTGCTGTTGTTGATTTTGTTGTTGTGATAGTGGTTGAGATTTTTTAGGATATGATCTAAAGTCTCTACCAATGAATCCAGCGCGTCCTTTTCTTGGTAAGAATGTATGAATTGGTTTAAATGATAACTGAATTTTAGCCATCATTGGTAATTCATTATTAAAATTTTCATTTTCTTCTTCACTTAAAGTATTTAAACCTACATTCCAAGGACCTTCAAAAAGACTACCAATTTTAATATCTGTAAATACACCAGGTTGTCTATATAAATAATCTCCAACAGTTAAATAACCTATATTACCTCTCATTTTTAATTTCTCACTATAATCTGGAGTGAATGTTGATAATAGGTAGTTAAGTTTTTCATATAATGGGTTTAGTTCTGCTCTAGTGTGAGCAAACATTGTAAAAGATACATTTATATCTCTTGTAAATCCATCATATACATAAAATTCTTCACCACGACCCATATAACGATATGAATTCCATTTAGCAGACATACCATCATTAAAATCATCAATGTAAGCTCTAAATGTTAAAACATCTGTATTTACAGCTATTCTATTATCACTTCCTTTATAACCAGTTACATCATTATTTAAAAACTCAAGTCTAAATTTGATTAAGTCTTTACCAAAATCACCACTAACTTGTTTACCATCAAGTGGAGCTAAGTCAGTAGAAGCTACATCACTTGTTCTTTTACCTTTATTAGTGTCATAAAAAACTTGACTATTAGTGATTTTAATCATGTTGATAGAATCAACATTTGATGGAGTTGAAACTCCTATTCTATTTTCTATATTGTTTTTAGCAATATTATCTTTTGTAATACTTCTAGAATAAAATGGAGAAGCAGCTAAAACTGTTTGTAAAGAATTTGAATTAATATTTTTAGTTTCAAATTCAGCTATTTCTTTATTAGTTAAAGGGATGAAACCATT